CATCACGGCCGAGCTCTGCGCCACGTCCACCGTGAGAGACCCGTACACGAAGTACCAGTCCCGCTCAGTCACCTCGAACTGGACGAAGGTGGAGGTCCCCGCGTTCCGCTTGAAGAAGAGCGCGTGCCCGTTCGACTTCCCGGCGCCGGCGGTGCCGGTGTGCCTGGCCCAAACGCCCGCGGAGAGCCGGTCTCCCACGGCGAGCGTCACGGCCGGAGCCTGCTGGACGAAGTCTGGGTCCGCGAGGCCCGCGTGCTTCACCCGCTGCGCGGATCCGAAGAGAACCGGCGGGAAGGTGTCGTCGGAGGTGAGCGCCCAGGTGGCCGTCTTCGCTCCCTGGAGCGCCCAGTTGTCCGCGATACCGTCCGCGTCGCCGTCCGTGTCGAAGGAGGGCGTGAGGAGGAGATTCGACGCCGGGGACCCGGTCGGGGAGACGGCCATGTAGATCTTGGGCTTGAGGATCAGGTTCTTCTCCCCCATCCAGTCGATCTCGCGGCCGAGAAGCGAGAGGTCCACGTACCCTCCCGACTTCGGCGACACGGGCACGCCCGCGCGGCGCGACAGGAACGTGCCCGCCTCGTCGTAGACGTAGAACTCGACCGCGCACGCGGCCTGGTCGACGATCGTGGCGCCGTCCCGGAGCTGGAAGCGGTAGACGGATCCCGTCTCCCCGTCCCATATCGGAGTCAGGTCCTTCATGGCTTGGTCACCACCCTCCGGCGGATCAGTGGGTGAGACACCTCGAACCACGCGCGGTCGGTCCCGGCCGCGTCCACCAGCATCGCCGTCGCTTGGAAGAGAATGTCTCCCACGGTCGGGAACTCGTCGCCCTGCGGGAAGTACCGGATGATCCCGTTCGCGGCGTCCACCTGGCCGGCGCGAACCACGTGGGGCGCCGAGCCCGGATAGGCGAACGAGACCCAGCCGCAGTATCCGGTGAGGTCGCGCACTGTCTGGCCGTCCTGCTGGAGGAAGAGGAATTCGAGCACGGGGCCGGTGTCGTTCTGGTAGACCGTGCCCTCCGCGTTCCATCTCAGCTGCACGTCATACCTCCAGCACGTAGATCAGGGGGCTCGGCATCTCGACCGTCACGGTTTCCTTGGTGCTGACCTCGACCACGACCACCTTCTCGGTGCTCGGGACCTCGGCCGCGATCCGTTCCATGAGGCTCACCTCCAGAGTCGTCGTCACGAAAGCTGTGGAACCTCGGCCAGGATCCGCTCCACCGAGTCCGCCTCGAGCGGGAGCGCATCGACCGTGATCGGCCCGGTGGGTCCGCCGCCTCCTCCGGCCACGGCCAGTGGGAGCGAGATCGTCGCTTGGAGATCCTTCCTCTGCCAGTCCCGCTCCGTCCAGATCCCCAGGTTGTAGTCGTAGAGCGCATCGCGCGGGAACTTCGCGCGCACGGTCAGCGACTGGTACGCGGGGTTGAAGCTCGCATGATCGTCCGGGTTGATCTCGACGTAGAGGAGCGCGTCGTTCTCGATCTCGGTCTCGTTGTTGGGGGAGAGCCACTCGCTCGCCGGGAAGAGGTCCGCGTTATTCGTGCCGGATCCAGGCCCGAGATAGGAAGCCGTCCCGTCCGAATCGGTCAGCACGTCCGCGACGAGTGTGCCGTTGGTCTTTCGGTACCGGACCGGTATTCCGATGAGCGGCGTCATGGACGCGTCCTCGTGCACGGTGTAGGCGAGCTTCCTCCACTCGTACGCGAGCGGCGCCTCAATCTTCTCTGTGGGACCTCCCCACTCGATCCCGACCAGATCGTAGGGGCCGGCCCCCTGGAGAAGCACCTGGGCACTGGCGGATCCGCCGATCACTGAGTCGTGCGTGATGTAGAGCCCTTCCAGCCTGGACTGTCCGCTCACGGTGGACCGGATCGCGAACGTGCAGTTATCCCGCACATCCACGACCAGCCTGTCCACGATGGCGTCGGCCTGCGAGCTCACGGCGTAGGGGCTCAGATACCCTATGGCGGGGCCAGAGTCGTAGAGAGGATGCATCGTGAAGCGCACGTTCGTCAGCCGCCTCACGACCGCAGTGCCAGCCCCTCCGAGCGGAGTGTTGTTCGAGAGGCATCCGATCACCATGCAGCCGAGCATGTCGAGCGGGAGCACGCTCCCTCGAAACGCCGCGGCCTGGCTCTGTGCATTGTGGCGCGGCTTCCCCATGAAGAGCACGCCCCCGAAGAGGCCGCCAAAGACGACGGGCCCCTTGCCCGGGGAGTTGATGCACGTGGCGCCGCTCTTCAGCGTGGGCCGGTTCGGCGCCGGCGACGCCACCTCAGCGCCCCAGTTGCAGCGCGTGCCTCCGATGCCGGAGCGGCCCTCGAGCGAGAACCCGTCCCGGAATGTGAGCACCACGTCACCCGGATGGTTCCAGCTCGTCGTGTAGGGAGTGATCGTGTCGTCTCCACGCTTCAGGCCGAAGTGGCAGTAGAACCGCTTCACGTGGCCGTGGAGGAAGTCCTTGTACCCGGTGTTCGCGACCGGCCCGGCGCCGACGTTGGCCGTCAGGCGGAGCCTCATGTAGTAGTAGGTTCCCGGGTTGAGCAGGCCGAGGCCGAGCTGCGCCGGCGTGGCGGCCGCCCAGTTCGCCGGCAGCGTCCACATGGCTCGCTGATTCAGGATCCCGCCCGCGCACGTGTAATCCGGCGTCGTGGTGAGCGTGAGCGCCGCCCACGCGGCTCCGGTCCAGTACTCCGCGGCGAAGTTCGGCTGAGCGCCGAGTCCGGCGGCGAGATGCTGCAGCATGCCGTCGAAGGGAGAGAGTGCGCCGTAGAGGGTGAAGTCGCCGGCGGTGACGCCACCGAGCGGGTTGTACGCGTTGAGCGTGTTCCAGCACGGCACGCCGGTAGGCACGCCGCCGGGAACGGCCTCGATGGCGCCGGCAGTCCAGCCGTTCCAGGGATCCCCCTCCTCGACGAGCCCTGTGCGCATCACGCCGTTCACGCCGACCCGGTCCATGCACGCCCACACTTTGTGCAGGTCGTAGTCGAAGTTCCCGAGCTGGTCCTGCTGGGCGTCGGCGTGGGTGTCGTCGCAATAGGTGATCCGGAGCGGCACTGCGCTCGCATCCTTGCACACGCCCTGTCCGTTGCTCGCCATGTCTTACGGCGCGATCGCCAGCTGCCAGTCAGCGATGACTTCGTTCGAGAGGCTCACAATCTTGGCCTTGATCTGGTTTCGCTCCTGTGGCGTGAGCGACCTGGTCGTGACCGTCTCGTCCCCCTCGTTCATCCCGACAGGGGCGATGAGCACGGTGTTCGCGACGAGCGCATCGATACGCTGCATGATGAGCGCCGTCTTGAGCCGGGTCCTCTTGTCGAGATCGACCCACTGCTGCCTGGTGTCGTAGCTCAATGCGCCCTCCTCGACTCCGACGGCGGGACTATCGTGGCCGGCTTCACGAGCGGCTCCTTCGGCCGATTGAATGTGAACGCGCCGAGCATCTGGATCGCCCACTGCTGAAGGAGCGCCGCGGCCATGCCCGGGTGCATCCCTCCACGGATCTCGATCCGGTTCAGGCCCGCAGCGTCACGGCCGATCACGACCATCACCTCGACGATCTCCTGAGACTGCCCTGCTTCCTGCCCCCTCTCCTCGCTCACATGACCTCCTGGAACACTGCCTCGACGTAGGGATAATCACCCTCCGCCCCGGGCTTCCTCGTCACCTCGATCGCTTCAAAGAGCCGCCCGTACCACCGCGCTAGATGCGACGACCTGGCCGTCCCGACCACGGCGCCGCCACTGTTCGTGCCCGTGTAATCCATGCCGAAGAAGTAGTCATACCCGACCGCTACGCCAGTGATCGGAAGCGCCGCCTTTCTCCAGAGCGACGGATCCGGCCGGTCCCAATTCACGGTATATGCCCCCGCCGCACCCTTGAACGCGGCGAGCGGATCCCCGGCGTCCGAGCGTGTCACGTTCGTGAGCGCCACCTTCGCTGAGCCGTTCCAGTACCACCAGCCGTTGGCCACGGTCGTGTACGTGCCGACGCCGTTGTGGACGATCGTGAGGCCGCTGACCTGCTGAGAGGCCGCGAACACGGTCGAGCTCGTCACCGTCCCATTCGGCATGAGCGTCGGAGTCGTCGACATGGCCTGGTTTGTCGTGGCCGCGTCGGTGCGCTGATAGGCGTAGTCGAAGAACCCGCACCGGAAGGCCGGACAGATCAGCCCGGCGTCCTCCATGTCGGTGTCGAATTCCACGATGTGTCCGCGCTTCAAGTCAAAGAACTCCTGCGAGAGTCGACACGTCACGGTGAGGCGAGGCCGACCGTTGATGGACGTGTAGTAGCGGCCCAGGAATTGAGCCGGCTGATTCGTCACAGTGGGATCGAGCGATTCGGCCGTGATCCATGTCGCCTCGATCGGGGTCGCGATCTTTCGGACGCCGAAGAGATCCTGCGATAGCTGGTTTACGACCCTGACGGACCCAAGCGGACGGCTAGAACCGAATGAATGGCCATAGTTGACGGTGACCTCATTCCGGATCCGTTCCCATGGGAGCTCGTCCGCCTTGATCGAGTCCTGGACCAGATGGTTCTTCTGCGAGATCCTCACAATCTCGCTCGTGCTCCGATAGAACCGCGACGAGTGCGGATTCATCTCCTCGTAGACGCAGTTCCAGACGCCATCCTCCTTGTGAATCCGTATCGGGTGCTTGGACTGGAGCTGCTGGAGCGCGTCGTCGAGCGTTACGACGTTCTCCGGACCGAAGTCTGGATCTATCGCCTTCTCTCCAGCCGTAGCCTCGACCTTCGCGTCGACGAAGTTCCCGACGGTTCCGGGGACGGTATTGCAGGATTCGCCGAACACCTTCTCGAGCAGATGGTGTGCGACGGACGATCCCCTCCTGATCGCTGAGCCCGCTGTATCGTAGGATCCGGTCCCATCTTCCTGGAAGCGGCCCGAGAGGAGGAACTCGTAGGGCGCGCTGTCCAGGCTCGGCACGGTCGTCTCGACGGCCTCGATCACATCGCGCCACCCCTTGAACCGACCATGGACGTCGAAGGTCCTCTCACGCCGCACCACGCGATTCAAGAGTACGGACCGCTCGAGCGCGATCTTCGCCTTGGCGTAGCACGCGATCCCGAACATGCGCACCCCGTCCTTGCTCCCGCTCGTGACCTGGAAGAAGAACTGGATCGGCGTCTCGACGTTGTTCGTGTCTCGGCCGACGAACCGGCCTTGTGAGAACTCGGCGTAGGCCGTTGCGCCCACGTTGTGTCCGGCGTCACCAGGTACGTACTGAGCACCGTAGTGGTAATCGTGGGCACCGCCGGGCGGGATCGCCGTGATCGCAGTACGCTTGCTAGCGTTCCCCCACCAGGAGGCAGAACCAGTGTTGTAGTCGTTCCAGAGTCCGAACTCGATGTCCCTGTTCCCGCCGGCGCCGGCTGTGTTGAAGTCTAGGATCGCGGCCACGTATATCACGGACACGCCAGAGATATCGAGAGAGGGCAGGTTGAAGGCGATCCGATAGTCCGTTCCTGTCGTCTGGAGGTAGTTTGTGTGATCGTCATCCGTAAGGTAGTAGAGCGTCGCGTCGAATCCAGAGTGCCCCATCGATCCCTTCGACCCGAGCCGAAGTGGGATGTAGACGATCGGGTCGACGTCGACCAGGACTTCAGTCTTCGAAGAGTCGTTCGTCAGGGTATAGCTAGCCGGGTCCACAATCGCGAGCGCGTTCGCCGAGGGGATCCGGATGAAGAGATCGCTCTCATCCGTGGGCGCGTCCGAGAACCCTCCATGCGTGACCTCGTCCGAGGCTGCCGTGCCATCGTTCTTCGTGAAGCGCACCTTCCGCTTCAGCGTTGTCTGGTTCTGATCGATCACGACGCCCGTCACAAAGCGGCACCCGGATCCGAACATGACGGACGCAGCCGAGCCGTGGAGCGTGTCTTCTCCGGAGAACCGCTCGGTACGCCTAGTCCCGTAGGCCCGTGGGATCATCTTTCCGATGGACCCCGGGGGCGCCGCGGAGAACGTATCCGGCGTGACGACGTCGCTAATCGCGTCCTGGACGAGCATCTCCTTCGATCCGAACCGGACGGTTATCAGCGGCTTCCCGCGCTCGGTCCGGTAGCTGAGGGTCTGCTGCCAGAAGCCGGTCCAGAGGAGGAAGTCGGTCGTCGCCACCTCGGACCACTGGTAGAAGGAGACCGGCGCCTCTCGGAGTTGGAACTCCCGGAGGAGCTGCATGAAGGTCCGCTGCGTCGTCCCGTTCGCATCCACGATAACGGCCTGAGGATCGAAGTCGACGTCGACGTCGTTCTGACGCTCCCGTCCGTCCGTCGACATGAACTTCCGGAACGGGCCCCACGAGACGACAACCGGGTAGACACGTGGCGCGCCGCCGACAGTCTGTAGATTGAAGCCCTGGTCGCTGACGTAGAAGGTCAGCCCATCGACCGTGAACGCCATGAAGATCTTCGACGCCGCTCCGCTCGTGAGGAATGCGGAGAACTCCGACTCCGTGTCAAACGGCATCGGGACTTCGAAGAGGACGGTATCGGCCATGCCCTAGATCACCACCACCGGCGAGCACTGCTTCCAGACGCTCCCCGTGTAGATGAATGCGATCATGTCGTTTGCTGTCATCGCCACGTCGGCGCTCCCGGTCAGCCGTATGTTGCCGGTTCCTCCCGAGTTGTGCTTGATCGTGGGGTTGGACGCGGTCTCGATCCAGATCACGCGACCGACCCACGCCGTGTTGGTGCCGATGTTGTCGATCGTAACCGCACCCGTGACCGAGAAGTAGGAGCTGAACCCGTCCGGCGTGATGGTGCTGGCGGATGCCATGGAGCCTGCGTCGATGTTCAGGAACCCGGTCGAGCCTCGGACCGGCATGTAGATGCCGGAGTCCGTGTCGCGGAAGTAGGAGAAGACGGTGTTCGAGAGCGACCCGTCGATCGCGGCCGGAATGTACTGCGGCGCCGTCCCGACTCCCTTGGTGTTCGTCTCGTTGTAGATCGTGTGCGTCCAGGTGAATCCGCCCGCGATGACGCGGACTCCGAAGTACTGGCAGTAGTGAGCTCCGCTCATCTCTCGGATGAGCTTGGCGATCCCGTTAGCTCCGAGCTGGATCGTGACCCCGACGATCGTCGTGTAGTCGCCGCTGCCCCCGATCTCGATCAGAGACGACGGCCCGACCGCAAGGTCCTCTAGATGGACGTGCATGAGCGTGTTCGCGGGCGAGACGATCCGAATCCCGGTGTCTGTGTTCCCCTCGGCCCAGACACCGTTGTAGAAGCACGAGCCACCGTCCAAGTAGAAGCCGACCGAATTCGAGACGGACCAGACGTCCTGGCAAGCCATGACCGCGTTCGCGAGTAGCTTGACGCCGGTGCCGGACGCAAAGTCCCGGACGAGAACGTTCCGCAGCGAGGCGTGCGACGTGAATGACGGGCCACCCTGATTGCCCAGATTGATGCCGTCGCCCGTCGACCCGCTCGCGCGGAGTGAGAGATCCTGGATGATGATTCCGGCCGCGCCTTGGGCGCCGTTCCCCTCTCCGGCCGTCTTCTCACGGATTCCCGTGGATGAGCCCGAGTGAGATAGGACCGTAGCCTGTGGCCCCGCGCCGATGATCTTGGTCTTGCCGTAGACCGTGAGCCCGGTGATCGAATACGTTCCCGGGCCGATGAAGAGCTCGCCGCCGGGGGCCGAGAGATAGTCGAGCCCCTGCTGAATGCCAGCCTGAGTGCCAGGGAATGGGACGGCCCGGAGATCTCCAGGCTTCATCGCGTACACGCCGCCAGAGCCGCCGATCGGCATTAAACCCAAGCCTCCGTTTCAAACTCCAGGGACATCTCATAGTTCGTGCGGTAGCTGAGCGAGCCCGTCCAGTCCTCGGTGAGCCGCGCGAGGAAGAAGTTCGCCTGGGCCGGGTTCCGGACCCCTTCCTTCTGGATGAAGATCGCGCGCGCGCGGCCGCTGACCGCGAAGAGCTGGTTCGTGATCTCAGCGAAGAGCGTGTCCTGCCCGGGGCGGAATCCGACCGTGAACCGCTGTCCGGTTCGCGCATAGATGTTCGAGAGCGGCACGGCGCCGGCCGTGCGGATCATGCCGACGCGATCGGTCTGGCGGATCGTGTACGGGCCCTCGGCGTTGGCGGGGAAGTCGAGCGACTGCTCCATCACGTCGGCTGCTCCAAACATGGCCCAGTAGAGGATCTTCGCCGTGGTTGTGTTCCCTGCAGATCTGCCCCCGGAGCCGGCGTACTGGTAGAGCCGGTAGTAGCGCCGGGCCGGGTTCGAGAGCGGGAACGTAGCCCACTGGCAGCTGACCTCGGTCTTGTTGAGCGTGAACGAGGCGCGGTTCGTGGCGAATGCTCCGGCCGGATTGTCTGCGTTGTCCTGCTGGACGGAGAGCAGCCCCTGGACCGCGTTCCGAGCGTCGTAGGCGACGCAGGTGTAGACCTTGTCTCCCGGCGTCGATCCGAGCCAGGTGGTCACGCCCCCGTCGAACATGAGGTACTCATCCGTCGCGGCCGAATCGGGCGGCTTCCACGCGCTCCCCAGGTCGGCCATCCGCGCATTATTGACCGCGTACCCGGGCGCCGTGTTCGACGCGGTCAGGATCGACGTGGCCTGGGAGATGTGCCCCCGATCGTTGAAGAAGAAGATGAGATCCGCGGCCACTAGCGCACCGAGTTGGTCGCGAGCGCGCGACCGACGAGAGGGGCGATCCGCTCATCGACGAGCGTCTTGAGGCTCCGCTCGTCGGCCAGGCTCCCGTTGACCGTCAGATTGAGCGTCACATTCGGCCGCTGGGCCGCCGCGGCGCGGTCCGGGCGGGTCATAGCCTGCGCGCTCAGCATCCCGTTCAACTTCGTGAGGAGCCCCTCGAACTCGTCGTTCCGGCGCACGGAGAGGACCCGCTCCTGCGGCTGGAGCAGCGCGAGGGTCGAGTCCCTACCCTGGAGCCCTGACGTCACGAGACCACTCGCTGCGTGGACGAGCCCACCCTGCGCGAACGGGAGAGGCAAGCCGATCGCGCTGGCGATCAGCTTGACCGTCACCTGCGTGGCGATCGTCTCAATCATCTTCTGCACCATCTCCGAGAACGCCTTGCCGATTGATCCCGTCCCGCTGACGAACGCGTGGACGATCGATTGCCACCCCCCTATCACGTCGTGCGCGAGCGTCTTCCCGAGCTCCTTGGCGAAGATGACGGACTGGCTCATGGCGCTGTTCGCGTCGGTGAGGTTCTTCCCCAGGTCCTTCGCGGACTCCGAGGCGTCCGCCGTGGCGTGATGCATCTCCTTGATCGCGTCGATGAACTCGGTGTCGGCGCCGGGATCTCCCTGGTCGCCTTCGACCTTGAGACCTCGCACCGGGACGCCCGATATCGTCTTCACCCCTGTCCCGCGTCCAGCGTCAGGAACGAGCGCGCTCAGCGCGGCGATCTTCTGCTCGATCGTGAGGATCTCCCGCGCGGTGAGCGCCTGTCCCTTCAGGGACTCCAGCTTCTGGATCTCCTGCTGAGCCGTGATCGCGCCGATCGATCTCTGATAATCCAAGAGCGGAATCGACTTCTGGAGCGTGAAGAGCTGCTCCCTCGCCTGCTTCGTCAGCTCCTTCGCCTGCTCGGTCGGGCCAGGGTTGACGACCGAGATCTGCCCGACCGTGACGCCCGCCTTCGAGGGATCCGGACCCTTCAGCTCCTGGGCGGTCTGCTCGAGCTCCTGGAACGCGCCGACCGTGTGCTCACGAATGAACTCTCCCAACTTCCTGAAGTTCTCGATCGCGCTGGTCGCGAAGTTTAGGATCGCTGTGCCGGTCGGAGCGAGCGTGGCCGTGATCTGGTTCATCGCTCCCATGAACGAGAGCTTGAACTTGTCCCCGGCCGCGTCCGCGTCCCTCGCCACCTTCTGCATGGCCGGAGAGAGCGTGATCCCGAGCTTCTGCGCCAGGTCCTCCGCCGCGGTCAGGTTCTGCGCCAGGATCGGCAGGATGCTCGACGCGCCGCGGCCGAAGAGCTCGAACGCGGACCGCGCGCGCGCCGCTGGATCCTGGATCGCGTTGAACCGAGCCGCGACCTCCTTCAGGATCTCCCCCGTCGGCCGGATCGCCCCGGTCGCCTGGTCCTTGACCGAGATCCCGAGGCGATCGAACGCCTTGACCGCGGTATCGGACCCGTCCGCGGCCTCCCCGATGTTCCGGACGAAGATCGATAGGCTCGGCTGGATCGACTCGAAGTCCCGCCCCACGTTCGACGCCGCGACCCGTAGACCTCCGATCTCCTGGACCGTGAGCCCGGTCTGCTCGGCTGCGATGTCCGCCGCTTCCTGGTAGTCCCCGAGCCTCTTCGCGGCGCCCACGGCGGCGAGCCCGAACGCGGTCAGGGCGCCAATCCCGGCCGCGATGGCGCCTCCCACGGGGCCGAGCGCGGCGACGAACCGGCCGACCCCTCCGGCCTGATTCTCAAGCCCCTGCGTGACACCGGACATGGCCTGCTGGAGCTGATTCTGAGAGGTCGTGAGCGCCGCGCCCTGACTCTGTAGCTTCGTCGTCTCGGCCGAGAGGCGGCGCATGGCCTCCTGCTGTCCGTTCAACGTCCTAACGGTCTGAGCGGCCGTCTGCTGGCCGTTCGCGGCGACGGCCTGGGTCCGCTTCATCTCGTCGGCGAAACGCTTCTGGTCGGTGATGGCCTGGTTCATGGCCGTCCCGGCGCGGTTCTGCGCCTCGATCACGATCTCGACGGATGTCTTCTCAGCTGCCACGGATCGCCGCCCTCACGTCGTCAGGAAGCTGCTCCATCCACTCGCGGTGCATCCTCTTCGAGTCCTCCTCGAGCACGGTCCGATTCTCCTCGGCCGGATCCCCCGGCAACTGCTTCCGCTCCCACGCCCTGGCCCGCGTCAGGACCTCGGAGTCGAACGCGAGGTCCAGGAGCTGACGCCGCGCGAGGTCGGACGGCAGGATCCCGTACGCCTCCCCGACCGCGTGGAGGACGACGCAGAAGGAGTCGCTCTCAAAGCGCCCTCCGCTGCGTGTCCGCTTCCTTCGAGTCGAGCTTCGTCCCGTTGAGGATTCTCGGGACGAGCCAGTTCAAGTCGATCACCTTGACCTTCCCGATCGGGAGCCAGTCCTTGTCGGCCGGCCCGTCCTCTCCCTCCGGGACAAGGACCGGGTAGTCGACGCATAGGATCGCGATCTGGCGGTTGAGCTCCGTCGCCTTCGCCATCGCCTCGTCCGACATGGGACCGGCGTCGGTCGACTTGAAAAGACCGGGCACGGCACCGGTCGCGGCGCCGTACTCGGTCGACGATGGGAAGTGCCACTTGAAGAGTTGCCCGGAGGGACCGGTGCCCTGGTCCCGTCCGAGCGCCTCGTACTGCTCCAGAAGATTCGCCACAGTGCCCCCTGTGTCGGTGTGTGTTACGTGCCGGTCGTCTGAACCAGGATCAGGTCGTCCGTCGCCGCCGCGGTCATGTCGTCCGGGAAGAAGAGGAGGTTCATCGTGTACCCGACCACTCCCTCGCCGGAGTAGACCGCCTTCGGATCGTCGATGACCCCGGGCCGAACGGACGCCGCCGTCGCGACCAGTTCGAGCGAGTTGTTCGCGTCCGAGTAGTACTCGATCCGGAGGTTCTCCTTCGTGTCCGCGAAGAAGTCCGTGAAGACCGACACCGCGTCGGTGCTCGAGATGTCGTCGAAATCCATCTCGAACGCAGCCTGCGCGGTCGGGAACCCGGCGCGCGTAGGAAGTGCGAGCTCCTGGCCCGCCGCGGCGCCGAGGAACGGCTCGTATCGGAGGTTATTGTCGAGCGTGAACACGACCCGCTTCGCGAGGAACGACGTCGTCGGAGGATTCGCCGCGCCCAGGTAGAGCCCAGAGTTCGCGCCCCCGATCGCATGCTGCCACGCGAGCGTGGTGCCGGAGATGTCCGTGAACGCCGGCGCGGATGAGGAAGCGTATCCCTGCCCCGTGCCCGACATCTGGAACCGGAGCTGCGCGTTCGCCTCCATCGTGAGGACAAACCGATTGATGCAGATGTCCTGCACCACGCGCGGCGCGAGCCCCGCGGCTCCGTCGTGCGGGATCTCCCGGATCGTGAGCGCGCGGTTGAAGAAACTGCCTCCGCCATCCGCGGTAGGGTTGTCGACCGGGGGATCGACGAGGCAGTACGTGTGGATGAACGGCCCCGCGCCCGACTTGATCCGCTTCCCCCACGCGGCCGTGAGGAGCGGAAGGAGCGCCGTGTCGTTCGTCACGTACTCGAGCGTGACGTCGAAATCGGCCAGGCCCATCGTCTTCCAGAGCTGCGACGACCTCGGCATGATCGACCCGGTCGTCACGCGAGGATTCTGGGTCTGCCGCGTCGAGAAGATCGACCCTGTCCGGATGAACGCGGCCGTCGTGAGCGACGTCTGCGCCGTGCGGAAGGCCGTCTGCATCCCGAACGCGATGTAACTCGCACGTCCGATTGCCTTGCCCATTTACTCCTCACCTCCTTCGACCAGCTCGAACACCTCGGCCTGCCTCGATGCGTTCATGCCGAGCGCCCAGTCGGCGACCGGCTTCGGAACGCGTGTCGCCTTGTCCTTGAGGAGCGTGAAGCTCCCCTCGATCACCCCGGGTTCGCCGCAAATGATGAACGGCCCCGGCCCCAGGAACCGGATCACGCGCGTCTCACCGTCACCCGGCGGGACTCGGGAACGCATAGTTCACCCTCCATTTGCTGACGAACGTCCCGGCGAACCCGCCGCCGTCCATCTTCTCGGTCTGGTACGCGATCCCCTCGTCCCCCTCGATCACCGTGACCGCCAGGTCCCCGGGCAGGGACGTCGGGATCTGGAACAGCATCACCGCTCGCACGCTCTCGGCGAAGTCGATCAGCGCCTCCTGGATCTCCTCGTTCTGCTTCACCACGCCGTAGATCCAGACTGCGAGCTCCCGCTCCGGCGCGCCGTTCTTCGAGTTCCCGAGCCCGGACTCCATCGCCCAAATGTGAGCGGAAGGCGTGTCCGGGAGCATCATCGCGGGAGACATCGGCGCGTAGTTCGGGATCTGGCATGTCGCCACGTCCACGTAGTAGACGTCGCGCCGGATCCCCGCGATCGCCGTGCTGATCTGCCGGAGGATGTACCTCTGGTTCGGCATCTTCCCAATCGCCATCTACGCCCCCACCAGAGCACGCTGCACGGACACACGCTGCCCGAGGCTCTGCTGAATGGTCCGGCTGAAGAACCGGTGCAGGATCGCCTGGAACTTGGCCGCGTCCCGATCCGTGAGCGAGATCGGAGGCCGGAACCGGGCCCCGAGTCCGGGCACCTGATGGAACGCCGCGTACGGTGTCGTCGTCCCGATCGCGAGCCGCTTGGGGGAGCTCTCGATGAACGAGTCCGCCCCACGGCGTACGAGCGACCCCATGAGCCGGTCCGTTCTCCGGAGAATCGTCTTCCCCGGGAAGTGGCGCTCCTTCCATGCCCGGTACCCTGGCGAGAGCGGCGCCCACGCGCCCGACTCCCCCGACGTGCCCTCGGACGTGAACGCCTGGAGTTCGATCGCTCGGAACGTGGCCTCCATCTCCGGGAAGGCGGGAGAGATGTCGTCCACGGCCTGTAGGAGCCGGTTCATCATCGTCCGGATCTCCTCCGCTCCCGTCTGGCGGATCGTGAGCGAGTACACGTCAGGCCGCCTTCCCGACGAGCGAGTCGTCCCAGCGGCGCTGAAGCTGGAGCTCGAGCCGCACGGCATCGTGTGCGTAGTCGATCGCGCGGAACTTCGCGTCCTCGCGCCACGGGCCCCGGAGATCCCGCCGGTCCAGCTTCCAGAGATCGTGGAGCTGCCGGAAGAGAAGCCTCCCCTCGGGAAGCCGCGCGACCTCGAACGGGGTCCTCACCATGCCG